ACGTGCGCCAGATGACGATAGGATAATCATTGTATGCCTTTGCTGTGCTCACCACTGGGCCCGTGGGCCCAGTCGTCAGAACAGATTAGTCCTTGATGATGTTCGCAGCGAGGCCACGCTCGGTAGCATCGTTGATGCCTTCGCCGTTATAGAGAACAGCGATGCAAGATCCGAAAGTACCAGTCGACCCGTCGCCAGCTGTAGCAACGACGTCGATATAACGCTTGCGACCTGCGAGGTTCACGAAGAACCCGAAGACCTTGTTATCATCGTTAGCTGTTGGCAGTGCCGGTGAACCCGACGCTCCGTAAACACAGCCTGTGATGTCAGCATAGCTTGAATCTACATCTGACTCCTGCAGCTTGAGGGCTGCCATTGCTATGTCAGTAGCACCAAGGCTGAAGTAAACAGCGAGCTTACCAAAGCCAGCCGTGTCGATGCTGTTAGTTGTAAACGATGCATTGTCAACGATTGCAGCTGGTGGCGTAACGTTGACAACCTTCACATTTTGTAGTGCGTTCATGTTGTCACCTTATGAGTTAATAGTTACGAAACCAACAACAGGGCCTGTTGTACGTGATGCTGCAGTAGCGTTGTAGTTGCCCATTTCGTGTACCTTGATGTCGAGGTACTGAGTAGCCTTAACATAGATTGTGTCCGTGTCGAAGCCCTTGCTTGCATCTTGCTTGATCGATGTTGCCATGCGATCGCCAAGAGTTGCAGCCTGTGTAAGGTTACCGAAGTAAGCAAACACCTGGCTGTTTGCGTCTGCTGATGGCATCACATCAACGAACTCGACAGGATAGCCGAAGAGGCGCTGACCAAATGAGCCAGCAAGTTCTGCAGCTGTTGATCCGCCTTGTGCGTATGCGAGGCGCTCTGCTGTTTCGCCGAAGGCTACCTTGTTGAAGTACCACTTGGCACCCGTGAGTGCGTATGTTGGAACCTTACGCATACCAGCAATCAGGTTGCCCATTGTAACCTCAGCAAAGGTGTTGCCAGCACATACCTGTGCTGAACCGAGGTATCCCTTGTGCGTGTCGTTCGTCCATGTTCCGCCGCCATCCTCGAGAACCTTGCGGAGCTTGCCAGCAAGACCGAGAACACCGCCGTATGTTGAAGTCCCGTCACCCAAGAAACCAGCTTCGTCTTCCTTCTTTGCGAACTGGCGTGCAACCGATTCAGCAAAGCGAAGGCCGAGGTTCTGTGTGCTGTTCATTACGAGTTCTTCAGAGAGAACTGCAAGGGCATACATTTTCTTTGCGTTCAACGTCACTGCATCAAATGACATGTCAGATGATGACAATGTACCTGTCTCTGATCCCCAGTATGCCGTCACGTCATCGCCTGTGCGGAAGATGCGGATGGATTCGGAGCCCATAGGTTCAACACGTGTGTTGCGACGGAATGATCCGTATGTGTCCTTCAGGTTAACGATAAGGCTTGATGTCTCCGTAGGAACGAAGATACCGCCTGTGGCGTCGTTGCCTTGTGTGTGTGTCTTATAATCAAGGCCAGTAACTTCTGTGTACTTCTGGCGTGCTGTCTCGTTAGAAAGACCACCAACAAACAAGCCTGTTACGTAAGCCTTGTACTCAGCATCTGGCATGTTAGCCTTTGCTGATGATTCGCCGACCTTGATGTCGTTTGTCTTAGGGAGCTTGTTCACTGCTGTCTTCACTTCTGTCTGGCGTTGTGCGTTCTTGGCCTTGATAGCTTCGAACGACTTTACTTCGTTAGCCTGCTCATTGAGCGCGTCGATTTCAGCGTTCAATGTCTGTGCAGACTTTACTTCGTCCATCGTTGGCTCTGTCTTAGCAAGGAGCGTTTCGAGCTCTGCAGACTTGGCGCTGATGGCGTCGTTGATCTGTTGCAAATTCATGATTGTTTCCTCTTGTTTACTAATGCCCGCAATGCTTCCATTTCCATAGCAGCCTTTGCGGAAACCGGTTGTGCCGCGTCAATAAGCATCTTGATATTGCCTACTGCAGCGGTAAGTGTGTCCATCAATTCGGTCAGGCGTGCCACGTTAGCCGACGATAGCGTGCGCCCTTCCTTCTGCCTAATCTCTGCGCGTTCGTTCAGCCTCGTAATGAGTCTATCGACGTCGGTTCCAACGTCTTCGAGATCATCATTGAGTCCCTTAGCGCTAATAAGTGCCGTTTGTGAGTTAGCACCGAACAGCACCGGTGACCACTCATAGAGTTTCCCCTTGACTAGTTCACGTGCTCCATCCTGTGCAAATGTTTCCTCGACTACCGAATAACCGATCGAGAACTCGTCGATGATACCTTCCTTGATGTCGGAGTAGGTCTCACGTCCTCGCTGTGTATTCATATTGAATTGGCCTTTGATATAAAGGCCGCCAAGGTCTTTCAAGCTATCAGGTAGCATGGCGTCGCCTGGCATAAGCTCACGGGCTTCTAATGTCTTAGCCACTGGTGTTTTCCAGTCGTGAGCCCAGACGCCCTTTGGCAGTTTGGTCTTCAGCGATTCGTCGAAGAAACCGTACTTAACACGGTCGCCATAGCTGTCGACGTTATTGAATACGGAGACGATGGCCTCGATTACGCCACTGTCACCCTCTGCCTTGGCTTGAAATTCAAAAGTCTTACGTTCAATTTTCATGGTGTGTTCCCCATACCATACGAATTTGGGTTATGCTGTTGTTTAATTATCCACAAGTTAGGCCTTGGGTGATTGCCAGTCCATTTCACGAGCTCTGCAAAAGCACCTGCAATTCACCGAATTAGATTTTGACAAGCCAGGGCCTGCAGGATAGGGTGTCGTCTCACCGCCAACTGTAAAGTTACCGTTCGCATCTTCCAACTGATCATGCGCTGCAGCGTGTGCATCGCGCGCCCCTGCTAATGCCACCCATGACCTTTTGATCCCGCCCAACTCATCCCACACGGATTTCTGCACCGTGCCCGTTGTGGCTGTGGCTGTAGTGCGAGCGATGGCATTAGCACGTGATACCTTCAGGTCAGAAAATTTTTCCTTCAAAAGCCTTGCCAGTTCCTCCTCACCAACGCCTGCGTTCTGTCGTAGTAGAGTCTGGATGTCGGTTCTGATGGTTCCTACGGAGTCCGCTATCTTATTGGCGCTCTCTGTTATACCAGCCTCACGGCCCCGTGTGAACTCGCCCTCAGCGTCGACCTCTTCCTGTGCTAATGCCAGCACAATTTCGGTCAGCTCGGTTCGGCTGTCCTCGGTTCCGTCAACGAAGTTCTTTTCCCAGACATCGAGGCTGAATTGATCGTCTATCTTCGTCTCGATGCGGAGCGCCTTAACGTCAGCCGTGATGGTGTCGTAGAGATCATCGAGCACACGCCCCCACTCCTTAGCGATATTCTCGGATTGCTTGTTCAGTAGGTCGTCGTATGCTTTGGCGTAGACCTGCGAATCGGGATGGTGTAGCCAGGCTTTTGTTTCAGGGCCTACGGTAACGCTGTAGTTTTTGTGAAAGTATTTGTCCGAAGACACGCCACCTCCGAGGCTTAGTGTTTCGGGTGTGTCGTCGACGTCTGAATCATCGTCTACGTCGCTGTCGTTGTCCGTAGATACCGCCTCCATGGCGATGGTCTCACCAGCCAGTGCCTGCACTGTCGAGAGATCGAAACCAAGTTGCACGCCATATTCAGGGATAGCAAGCTGTGCGTTGATCTGGTCAGCAATCATATTCCAGAAGGGAACACGCACCATGTTAGTGAAGTCCTTGCTTGCCTGTTCAAAATTGCTGTAGGTCGCAGAGGACAGCCCCATGTGCGTTCCCGCAATAATCGGGTGCACCTTGTAAGCACCACAGATCCGCGTCTCGTACTGACCGAAGGTATCAGACAAGCCCAGTTCGTTCCAGTCGAGGGCAAGGCGCTTGACGTCTCTAACACCCCAGACAATACCCACGCTACCACGACGTTCGCCTCCGTACTTGCGAGAAAAAGATTTTTGTGCAAGTGAAGCCTGTTCGCTGCTGAGTTCCTCATCGTACACTAGCAACGTCTTCGGCATGGCATCGTTCTTGTGGATGTTAAACACCGTCGACGTAGCTTCGTTATACCCCTCGATAGACTGCGCTGCTAACTCAACAGGGCTACCACCACCAAGTGTTTTCTCGGGATCGTACCAGAAGCCCTGAATGTGAACGACGTCTTCCTTGCGTACTGTGTACGCTACCTGTCCATCGTAGTATAGGTAGTGTTCAACGTCGCCGTAACCATCGTTGACAGGGGCGAAGTTCTTATCTGAATACCAGCGCATGCCGATGATAGCACCCGAGGCGTTGCGTAGCTTATACCCATAGGCATTACCACCAATGCACAGGATCGTCATGATCTCACCAAAGGTCACACGCCACTGATTACGTGTTAGCATCCCCACGATAGGGCTTTCGAAGTCGTAACCGTTGGGAGTGATCACACCGATCTGTGCTTCCGGCATCATCAGCGAATACGTCAGAGTGCACGCCACAGCCACAGGGTTCGCCTTCCACATCTGGTAAGCACCACGCCAGTTGACGATAGGTGTGAAGTTATGCTTGTTCCACAACTCCGTCACTGGTATAGGTAGGTCGTTCTGTGCGACCTCACCAGTAGGGGAGATATACTGCTTAATCCGAGTTAGTATGCTCATAAGTCCAAAGTGTTTTGTTTGTTCTTGAAAGCGTGCTCAATCCGTGCACGTGCTATATCTACGTATTCGGGTGTCATGTCAATTCCGATAAACTGCAAACCTTCCAAGATGGCAGCCTTGCCTGTGGAACCGCTGCCCATGAAAGGGTCGAGAACTGTTCCGTTTGGTGGTGTTACCAGCCTGCACAGATAGCGCATGAGATCGGTAGGTTTGACGGTGGGGTGGTGGTTGCAGCTTGGCTTTTTACTATCACTCAAGCCTTGGTCTGTTCCTCCTTCATCCCCAAAAACCTGCTTTGCCTCCAACCCCTCGCACCCCTCGTCCCTGTCTCGCTTGCTCGCTTTGGCGCAGTAGAAGAAACGGGCTGCGGAGCCGGAGTCGCCAAAGCCTTCGTGTACGTCATCGCGAATAGACTGGCGAGCGTCGTCTGTAAAAGCTTGGTGGACACGACCTCTGCTATCCCTACCGCTGCTTTTTCCCGTCACCGGAAACATCCCCACCACCTCATCACTCCCGTCGTGGATAAGGTTGGCGGGGAAGCGGCCGGCCCTATGGTTGAAATCTTCAGATTCTGCAAATCCAGTTTTTAGTTGCCCAAAATTGCTATTTGCTGCAGCTTCTGCTGACCTCCCATGAAAACCGGCTTTTTCTTTGTCGTTATCATTTATGTATCCCACCCTGCACCC